ACCAGTGCTGATAGCTACACGCTGGAACATCTTCATGCCGTTAGGGGCATCAGTCATGATGAAGAACGCATCAGGATCGGTCAAGTAATGATTGACTGAGTAACCCTGAGGCACCATTCCCATATTACGGACCGCGTTGATGTCGTTGTCTGCAGTACCTACGCGCAGAGTAGACTTCAAGATACGGTCAGCAGTGAACTGAAGCTCTTTAGGGATAATGAGCTTAGTGCCCTGAACTGCAATCTTCAGACCACGCTCGTCAGTGAAGGCAGCAATATCAATCAGAGCCTGTTCCAGAGAAGCCTCGGAAAGGTCTGCTGAAGTAGCCAACTCGTTTGCCAGATCAGGACCGGTAAGAGTCGGGTGATCTGTCGCACAAAGTGGCTTGCCGTCTCCACCAAGAGATGTGGTGAAAGCGTTGTTCAGAATGTCAGCAGCTTTAATCTGCTTAGTCTGAGCCATACTACGAGCCAAAGCCTTGGTGTAGCGAGACGCCAGAGAGTCATAAAGGTTGTCCTCAATGGCCTCTTCAGTCAGGCTAAAAGCCAGAGCAATGGTTTCATGGGTATAACGAGCTGTGTAAACCTCTTGCGCTTGGTCGTATGCAACGCCAGAGCCTTCCGATTTAACAGGTGCCTCGCCAAAGCCACTGAGCATCACTTCCTCTTCAAATGCTCGATCTGAAGACTCAGTGGAATAGACTTCCGCATGCTCGTTTTCGTAGTTGTTGTATTCCAGTCCAAATAGAGCATTCAGACCGGGTTCAAGCTCTTTTACGAGTTGTGAACGTGAAATTGCCATTGGTCATTTACTCCTTATTGGCCAGCTACGCCTGCACTTCCGTACAGATGCTCGTTGATTTTAACCACAACGACAGCGTTGGCGCCCACGGCATTACCGGGGACATCCCAAAGACCTACAATCTTCAGGTTCAGCGCAGCAGTAGTAGCAATAGAGCTGGTATCAAGCTCGTTAGCGGAAACACCAGTGGTAGTGCTGCCTGTGCCAACGACGATATCAGCGTTCTTGCCATAGTTTGCTACAGCAGAAGTGCCGTCATTCTGAATGATAAACAGTTGATTCGGGTCGTCCAACACGTCAGCAGTGATTTTGCCTTGTGTGATGTTGACCGAACCGGGGTAGTAGTTTGAAAAAGTAGGCTTTCCAGTAGTTGGATCGGTATAGAAACAACCATTGAACACGCCTACCGCCGCCGAGTGACTGGCGGGGTCAAACTGCAGAATATAACCATCTTTCAGGGTAACAAGGTCCCCTTGAAAGATAGCACCGGCTTGGTTGTCCGCAATCTCGTAGCCGTACTGCTTCTGTGAACCAGAGGCAGACAGGTTACCGAGCGGACGCAAACCGAAAGCTTTATCTACATTAGCCATGATATATGTCCTTAAATAACAGGGTTATTCGGAGGACCGAGGACCTCCGAGGCTTACACGGGACTGCCTATCAGGAGCATTGATCTTCATCGACGAATGTGCGTTCGTCTTCATCAGGTCATTGTCCGCAGCCCGCATCTGATCATGGGTTCTACTTTGATAATACTCTCGACGCTCTTCTGCTGTTTCTTCAGGAATCCTTGCCAGCAACAATCCACCGACAGAAATAACACCTGCGTGCTTTCCGTCTTCTTGGACCACACTGTCAAACTCAGGATACTCATCAGCTCTAACCAGCTCATACCCCTCACGGAGTTTGCCGGTTACGTTGATTCGATCCTCTTGCCCTGCAGACTCAGCCCTTATCCAACGGTGCTTATAGCCCGGAGGAGGTGGGGGAGCATCTAACCGAGAAGGAGGTGCCCAGCTTTTACGACGCGCAGTCTTTTCGCGAGTCTCAGATTCACGTTTACTGCGAGAAAGTTTTGGTACAGTTTTGTCGTTCATGACTACCTCTTCACATGTTTAGCGTATTCTTCAAGTGGAACCCCTAGCTTTTTAGCGATTGCAACCTCGCTGGGTTTCAACTTAATAGTACGGCGTGCTGAATTGTTGACTCCCGACGATCGGGTTGCAGGCGCCACCGTTTGCACGGGTCGGTTGGTCCTGTTATCTGGCGCAGCTTCTTCTTGGGGTGGTGTTGCTTCCCCAAACTGCTGCGGAAATAAATTACGCATTCTGCGATCTATCTCATCATAGTACTCGTCTGAAGTAGGGTCAAACCCTTCATTCTTAACAAGTTCTACGTGAATACCCCGCACGGTGTTGGTCATCACGATGTTTTGACCAAACCAAGGGTTCTTTTCTGCCCAGTCCTCAGCCTTAGGATCAGCTGCTTTTTGCGGCTGTGGAGGAGGCGGTGCAGGCTGTTGTGCTTGGGCTACAGGCTCAGGTTGCGGCTTATTTAACTGTTGCTGCTCCCATATGGCCTGCGTAAGTCTTTGTTGCGCCTCAGTTTCTGTGTCAATATCGCCTTCTTCTCTGGCTCTCTTTATCACAGTTTTCAGTGCAGTGATCTGTGTTTCAACACGGCCCTTGGCCTCGCCTGCTCGCTCTGTAGCAGTCTGCTCATACCTTTTACGCAGCTCTTCGTGCTGAGATTGCACGCTTTTTGCATACTCCAAGGCAGACGCTTCACGACGTTCAGTCTCTCGTAAACGCGCTGTAAGCTTATCAATTCGCTTCTTTACCTTATCAGAATAGTCGTCTAGCTCTCCTGAATCAGGTGCAGCCTGCTCTTTCTTTTCAGAAGCGGCTTCTTGCTCAACGACAGGCTCTTCCTTTTCGGCGACTTTGGCATCACTGCCGTCGTCGTTCATCTCAACCGTCGTTTCTTCTTCGTTTTCACCAACGTCAAACTGGAGTTCTTCGTTCTTTGGCTCTGCCATCAATCTCTCCTTACATGTGCAAAATGTTTTCGGGATCAGTCACTATCCCTAAAATTTCGTCATCATTGAGGAGCCGGATTTCGCCTCCGTCAATCTGAATGCGTGATCCGGCATATCGGCCAAAGATCACCCAGTCACCTTCCTTGCACCACGGGCCGTCTGGAAACTTAGACGCATCCGCGTATGCCAAAGGCCCTGCCTTCAACACATAACCTACATTGGTGGCTAGTTGTGTCCTTTCCTGCGTTTCCTTGGCCAGCATGATGCCGCCCTTGGTAGTTGCAGCACCTCGGTATGGAAGCAAGGCAAGACGCCAGCCCGTCGGCTGGGGAATCAGATCAAGAACATTTTGTTCAATGCCCTCGTCTTTTACCTTTCCATCTTCGGTGTAAGCATCGTTAAGACTTGGCTTAGAGGTCTTTTCCTCTTTCTGCCACTTCTCTTCCAATGCAGTTGGTTTAGGCTCAGATTGCATATAGTCTCCTTTAGTCGTCCGAGTATTTCTTAACTTCGTTACGAATAACCTCATCAACGAGGCGAATACCTTCCAGACGGCCCATCAGGAAACGATAACGCTCCATATCGGAGACGGTTCCGTTCAACACAATCGCTTGTGTGTCCGATTCTAGCTTTCTAATTTCTTTTAGAACGCGCTCAGCGAACTCCAGCATGGTCGTTTTCCCATGTAAGCAGACGGTTTAATGCCACCGTCTGGAAGGCTTAGTAAATCTTTACTTTTTTGTTGCCGTCGCGTTTCCTGACAACTCGAGGTTTTGGCTTTGAGGCGGCCTTGACTGGGCCACCCTTAGCCATTTTGCGCGACTTACCTGCCTTACTGAGAGCAATAGCCACGGCTTGTTTTTGCGCGGCTTTCTTGCTGGCAGGTCTACTGGCGCCTATCTTACCTTTTTTCTCATAGGTTTTAACCAGTTCTTTTACATTTTTACCTATTGTTTTATTACTTTTTCCACTTTTAAGAGGCATTTTAGCCTCCTTTTGGCGCATAAATACGCTCTCTGGCTACAGCTGACCTTTCAGCTGCGATCTTTTCCTGAGATGCAATGCGCTCATCATTGGCCTGAGCGTTCTCTTGGATACGCATCTGCTCGTTCTGCAGGCTTTGCTGCTTCAGTGCAATGTCGGCCTGATCCTTAGCGGCACGCTGCTGCAGCTCCTGAGCCTTCAATGCCACCACGGGGTCCTGACCACCTTCTTCGCCGCCACCCATCAACTGAGCCTGCATCCCCTTCATCTCCATCATGTACTGAGAGACTTTGAGAGCCACAGTGGCTTCGCGCTGCATGTCGGAAACCATGTTGTCTGGATCGTTGCCGTACTGAGTAAACAGTTCAGCTTCTGCATCCTCCTCGGCCTTGAGTTTGATGTGATCCAGAATGTGCTTCTGCAGCTCAGTGGCAGCCATAGGATTCGCCTGTAACAACGGCGACATGCCCATAATCAGGTGTGATGCAATGTGAGAGTCGTGCTGCTGACCAGCAAAAGCCTGCAGCTGCTTGCCGTCTACCGCGTCGATGTTCTCGCTGGCAGGGTCTTTTGGCATCTGGTTGGTTTGTACCTTCAGAATGCCGTCGATGTCCCGCACGTTCATTGCCTGATACACACGGTAGTACGCCTCGTACATGTTGTGCATCTGTGGGGCGCTCTGAGCCAGCTGGAGCTGTGTTTGCGCCAAGGTAATACGCTGGGCAGCAGAGAAGATATTAGGGTCCGCTACGGGCAGCACAGCGACCATGTTGTCAAAGTCGCAACGCTTGACCGAACGACAGGCTCCGGGCACGTCATACGGGTACTCATCCGGCAGATACTCGCCGAATCCCTTGAACAACATCTCGAACTCTTGGGTCTGTGCGTAGTACAGGCGCTTGTGGATAGCTGACATCACCATTGAGCCACGCTCCAGAAGAGCTACTGTGGTGCCCACAGCGGCCTGTTGGTTGCCATCCCCTACCTGCATGTCTGCTGTGCTTGCAAGACGCTTACCGGCGTCCACAGTAAAGCCTAAGAGCGAGAAAAGGGTCTGGCTTGGCTCTTTGTACGGCATTGGCAGCAAAGAACTGCTCAATTCTGCCCCACCAGCGTCAATATCGCGCCATTCACCCGGCTGAATTGGGTTGTTATCGTCCGCTATACGCGCTCCCTTGGCTTTAAAGCCAGCAGGAAGGTTAGATAGCGTACCTGCGTCCAAAAGCTGCCTGAGAGCGGCTGTGGCGGTCTTAGAAAGGCCACCAATCAAGTGTACAAAGCCCAAACCGTATGCTCCGGGGCCTTCTACCAGCACATAATGCACAAAATACTCTTTTCGGCACTTGTATTCGTCGCCTTCGTTCCAGTTTCTGCAGATTTTCAGCACTTGGCCGGTGTTTTCGTCCAATGTAACGACGTAAGGCAACCTGATTCCGGTCGGATTGCCCTTTTCGTCCACATCCTCATAGCCCGGAATGTCTAAATCGACCTGAAACTCCAACAAAAACAGCTCTTCAGGCTCTCCGGTGGCCTCTACACCTACCAAACGGTCCACAGCGGCGCCAATCTGGTCAATATTTTGACCTGCACCGTCTGGATCGACCTCAATGTCCCGATATTCGCCCGCTACAACGCGCTTTTTGAACTCATTTGAGTCCATTGTGATGCGGTGAGTGATACGACGGCACTCAGACATGACACTGGAACCGTTATAGGGGATATAAAGGTCGTCAGGAAGCACCACTCGGCTGACCATGCGGCCCAGTGGGTAGTCATAATAGACTTTTTTGAAAGCAGAACCGCCGTATCCTGTGTAAAACAGCAATTGATCGAACTCCGGCGTGTACTCTTTCATCACCGTCGTGATCTGGTAGTTCATAAAATCCTGCACACGAGACGCCTGCTGGACCTTATCCAGCGTCTCCTTGCCCATTGTCTGGGTTCTGACAGGACCACCCGCCGGCATCAGCTCTTTAAACGCCTGCGCTTGGAACTGGACAATGGATTCGGTGAGCATTGGGTGAACAGCACCCGCTGCACCACGGAATGGCCTGCTGCGCTCTTCAAACTTCAGGCCCAACAGATCAAGGCCCTTGGCATACACTTGCTCCCAGTCACCTCGAGAACTCTTGTCTGCCTCGAAAAACGCCAATAAATCCAACGAAATCTGGGCTAGATCACCGTCGTCCATGTCCTCAGCGAGGTTGTCATAGAAGTCAGGGTCTTTTTCTGGGACCAGCTCTATCTCAAACTCACCGTCGTCAGGAAGCACCACCTCGATCTCGGGCATGTCTTCATCTTCAACAACGACCGTTGTGTTTGGAGCAAGGTTCACTACTTTATCTATTGGCATGGTCTTGTCCTAGATATATGTTCTGTTGTCGTCTTTGCGGTCTACGTCGCCGCCACGATTAAAATACTGCGGATTGTCTGGATCACTCTTCTTCAACATATGCTCAGGGCTTCTCAGTGGTCTTGTCGTAGTGTTCTTAGCCAGAACCAACGGGCCAATCTGTATCACCTGATCGGCAGACGCCACAGGCATTCCTGTGTTTTTATCATAGAAGAAAGAGTGTCGGTAAGGATTCATTCCAACCTGAGTCC